GTATTACTTTTCGTATATACTCTTCATCATTACAAAGGTGTGCAATTATAATTTGCTCAATATTATCCATTCTTTAACTCTTCCTCTATGAATTCTTTTCGTATTTGCTCTATGCAAGGTTCACATAGATACAAGTCTTTGTCTATACTATTAAAACATAAAGCGGCTTCCATGTCAACAATTGTACCCAAACATTTATCACATTCGTGTGTGTTGTTGGTGACTCCGCCATTACTCATCCGAGTATGCTGCTGAAACATCTTCCGAAGTGACTTCTTCATTCATGATACGTTCACTTGAGATAATATATCGGCGTTCGATCCACTCATTGAATGACTTGTCAGATAGAATTGGAATCCAAAACTCTTTGGTATCAGTTTCTTTACGGCGAAACTTCTTGCTGTCAGTACCATCACTAGCGATTTGATACCATCCATTAGAGGGTTTGACTACATGACCAGCCTCGATAGCCATGTCTAACAGCCCTGACCACTTGCTGATGCCGCCTTCAAACGTAACTTCAAGTGGAATCTTAGACTTCTCTCGGACGAATCTTGATTTCTCCACGTTGATAATGAAATTGTAACCAACGACATCACTACCCGTTTTCTCTTGCTGTCGACCAATAATAAATATCTCGTTTGCGGAATAATAAATTCCAGTTCCGCCTGAAACAACCGCTTTAGGAAACATCCCAATTTCCATATAGGTATGATTGACTACGATTGCAGGAATATCTTTGATTGTTAAGTGTGGTGTGATCATTCTAAACAGCGACTTCATTTGTTTGGCGCGGGTCATATCAGCAACAGACTTACCATCAAGCGCATCATCAACTTCTTTCTTTGATGCTAGGTTGCCAACAGAGTCAATGATAATCATTACATGATCGCCTCGTTGGAAGCCATTCATCTGTGACATAACATCATGCTTTAACTGCTCGATGTCGGTGATGGGTGTATGGATCACTCTATCAGTGTTGATGCCAAAGCTGGTGAAGTATCCCTGTGGTGCCCCAAATTCTGAATCGTAAAATAAAATGACACCATCATCGTACTTGTCCAGATAAGACTTAGCCAACAGCATTGCAAACGCTGTCTTAAAATGCTTTGATGGACCAGCGAATACGGTCAGCCCGGGTGTTAGACCACCATCTAGTTTGCCACTCAGAGCCACGTTCAATGCTGGCACCGAAGTTTGAATCAGGTCTTTCGATCCGAAAAACTTGGAGTCTGTCAGCACAGAACTCTCTTTGATGGTTGAATTACTTTTTATCTTGTCAATTAGGCTCATATATTATACTCTCAGTTGTGTTTGGTTCACGAAAATAATCCAGCGAGTGATGCAACTGGTCTGGGATTCCAGTTGAGGCCTTGCGTGATTGTGTTCATTGGTTCAATAAATGCTTTAGTAAACATCATATCATAATCCACGTAGCGATGCAAGTCAAATTCAGGAGGTAATTTACCATTGAATCCTATCACATTTTCAAAGATGATGTTTGGCTCTTTGAGATAGATAAATTTAATCTTATCCCCTTCCCTAATCTCCTGATACTTGTGTGTTAATTTAGCCCCACGTAATTGGTGATTGTACATCAATGCACCACGAACATGCATTGGAGTACCCTTGGAATATATGTGGGATGATGATGAATACTTTTTTAGATTGTTGCAGCCACGAGGGAAGGCAATCTGCTCTGGTGTCATATCTTTGAATGCTTGCCATGTCGCATCAACAAACTCTTGTAGGTCTGTCTCCTCCGCAGTCAGGCACAGACGCACCGCTTCTTTAAGCGACTTACGAACTGGTGCTGGCGTAGATGAGCGAACAATTTCTAAGCCCATGACTTTCAGTTTAGGCTCGGTGTACCGCACTCCCTCATTGTCGTATACATTAAGTGCGTATCGTTTCTTGGCGATCCAGATACCCGTGTCGGCGATTGCTTCTCGCTTAAAGAATATCTTCTCATCAAATGCATTCATATATCCACATATGTCAGCCATGGCTGCGTTGATTGCAGGCTCTAACTTGTCTGTGGTTAGTTTGTCGATTGCATCAATGATTTGATCTTTGGTCATGCCCTGCATGTACTTCTCGACCAGTGGATCAAGGGTGATATAACATGAGTCAGTATCAGAATAGAAGGAGTAGTTGATGCCCTCGGTACCGACAAACTTATTTAGATATTCATCAAGTGCTTTGGCTGTCTCTCGGATGATGAACTGACCAGTCAGGGTAATGCCCTCCGCAATTCGCTCGTCAAAATATCTGAAGTACTTATTGCCCATCGCGCCAAACAGGGAGTTTAACTGAATCTTTCTCGCCATCTGGAAGTTGTTGTATTTTGCGATATCATCCAATAGCTTGGGATCTTTGGTCTTCTCGTATTCACGCTCGGCATCTTTCATCAGCTTCTTGTATCGCTGGCGATCATCGAAAAACTTCTGCGTTATCTCTGGAAACAAGCCCTGTGTTTCGCGGGTGAAACAGTAGCCGTTAGCTGCCATTGAGAGATTCTGTTCTTTCAAATTTGAGGTATCGTGGCGCCGTTCTAATAGAGAATCGACTGTGCAATCTAGTGGGCTGACATCCGCGAACTTCTCTGGTGATAGATTGTGTTGCATAATGATTGATGGATACAGAGAGGTAGCATCAACAGACACAACCCACTTGTACTTGCCTGGGACTGGCTCTTGAACATATCCACCTTTGATGCCCGTCTGTTCTGCAAATCGCTTCTTCTGAGGAATCATTATGTTCTTTTCAAGAAGGTGATTATACAACAGACAATCCCAAGTTCGTACTGAGGAATAGACATCTTCAAAGTTACACTTGGAGTCATATGCCATCGTGGCAATCAGTTCGATCAACTTCATCTTGTCTTCAAGTTCGTCAACAATCTTGGCATCGATGATGTTATAATCGATGAACTTATTCCAATCATTCTCATAGAACTCACGAAAAGTCTCGTACTGATTCTCCAGCTTGTTCTTACCAAGTTCTACTTCAGCAATGTAATCAAGTTTATATGACTCCTGGGCTGCGTAGGTGAACTTCTGATAGAGATCAAGATAATCTAAGTGAGTAACCCCTTTAATGTCGTATGTAGTCCTCTCTTGATTGTGAATTGTGATGGTGCGCTTGCGGGTCATGTTGAATGGGCTAAATGAATTCTTAGCGTCATTGCCAAAGATACGACCAATACGAGAAATCAGATATGGAATATCAAAGAACTTGGAATTCCAACCAGTGATGATATCTGGATACTCCGAGACCCACCAAGACATAAACTTTTCGAGTAGCTCGTACTCATCAGCACATGCGATGTATTCTACATCTAGGTCGCGTACTTCATCAGATACACATTTCCACTCACCAGTTCCCCATGTGCGAATCTTCTTGGTTAGATTATCTACCATCGAGATCAACAGAACTTCTTCTAGGGGATTGTCTACGTCCGGAAAACCATGCTCGGCAGTGGTTTCAATATCCATTGCCTGTATCGATAGTGCAGACAGATCGAATTCTATGGCACCCGGATAGTTTCTTGTGATGTACTGATATGTCAGATCCGTCTGCCCATAGATGGGATAGTTGTCGATCTTACTGTACTTGTCCATGAACTCTCGGCAGTCATTGTTGTCTGCAAACTGTATGGACTTCAGCGGCTCCCCATAAAGGCCGCGATGCTCTGAGTTAGAGTCACCACGGACATAAAGAGTTGGCTGGAATGGCTGCCGTTCAACGAACTTCTTACCGTCTCGCACTCCGCGAGTCAGAATGTTGTTGCCGTACTGCCATGCAAATGAATAAAAACTTGACATTAAATACCCTCACTATTGAATACATATTATAACACGGTAACAGTGGTAATGTCAAGCATTATCCTTCAAATTTTGGAGGTAAATCATCTGATGGTTCAGCCGTAGGAACTGAGACACCGGGATGGCGGTATTTGTTGCGATACTGTTCCACTATCTCGGTAGTTGGTGCATACATACCGACTAGCTTGTCAGTAACGATTGAGATTTGTCCGTCATGAGCCGCGGGACAAAATGGGCTGAAAACAATTTGGAATTTCTCTGGGTCTTTATCCATTTCCTTAAGAAATATCAGTGCTGGATTCTGCATCATATAGCGACTCTGTTCCTTTTCCAACTTGAGTATGCAGATTATATCTTCCCCAGATACCAACTTTACACCACAAATATGTGGCTTATCTCCCAATTGGTCAACTGCTTTGCTTGTCTTCTTACTTGTCTTCTTGCTCATAACGGACTACTCCTAATCATAATATAATAGTTAACTAACTCAATTTCTTTTCATCAACTTTCTTGCAACAGCTCCTTGCTTGATTCGGGCTTAATCGAAGTAACCTTAATTTCTATGGTTTTCTTCTCTTCTGGCACGATTCGAATAAGTAAGATGTTAAGCATACCATTCTCAAACGATGCACTTTGAACTTGAACACCTTCCGCTAATGAAAAATGTCGAGTAAAGTTTCTAGCGGCTATTCCTTTGTGATAATACTCTTTCTCCTCTGCATCTCCACTATCTCGTTCCTGTATGCCCTGAACGATTAGTTGATTGCCTTCTGGTACTACGTTGACGTTAAATTCGTCCTCGCGAAAACCAGCGGCAGCGATTTCGATAGAAAATTTATCGTCATCGAGTTTTACTATGTTGTATGGTGGATACGGCGCAGGAGAGGATCCTGCTGTCATGCTATCGAACATTCGGTCGAACCCAATTGCATGGGACTTCCAATCTTCAAAAATTTTACCAACGTCTATACTTGTATACTTTCGTACCATTTTCATTCTCCCTTTCAGCGAGATTAATTGTGAGATCCTTGCGGCATCTCGTTTGTGCTAGAACACTTTCATGTCTCTAGCGATTATTCGGTATTTCTACCGTTTCTTACCTATATTGTACTTTGCAACCAAAGACCATTCACCCTTCTCTTTGAATGCTAAAACTTTTATCTGACTGAGCGGCGCGGTGTCTTCAAAGAATGCATCAGAATTAATGACAACAACTAAGCCCCAATCGGACAGCAACTTAGCAATCGTGTTTCTACGTTGAATATCGTTCTCGGTAAAGTCTGCTGCTTTGCCATCCAATGCAAATAGCTCTTTAAAATGCGTGATGAAATATCTACCCTGCTTGTGCAGGATATGACATGATTGATACAGAACTTTATCTTTTTTAGAAGCGACCCCGATACGGGATAATGTTTCACGAACTTTTAAAAAATCATCTGCATTCTTTAGATTTATCTCCAGTGGACTATATCCAGGGAAATCAATATCAAAGAAATCCTCACTCATTATTAATTCCTACGAAAACTTACGTCATGTTGTTGGTGGCTTTATATCTGTATTTATACAAATTATACTTTACCACCCCTCGACATTAGTTTTTCTATACTCACTAGATCCTCATCAGTAAGTATTCGCATGGCTTCTTGTGCCTTGGTATTGTTGTAACCAAAGTAATCTTTAATCAGTTGAAGATTCTCTTCTTTCTCTGGCTTCAACCATTTATTGTATCGTTTGGCTTTTCGTATCAGGCTCCGTAGAAAATCGTATTGCATCTTAGCATCAAGATGTGGGCGTGAATTCATCTCATTGGCTAGTTTGACAGTATCTCTACCATACGACAGTGCCTTGTTAACAATAAATGCACTGTACTGTTTCTCTGACCAATCATCGACAATCAGATTCTCTTTAGTATAGTTGATACTGTTGGCAAAATCAAACGGGCTGATGGACTTCTTCTTGACCTTATATGTCTCTGGATCAATGGCTTCATGTGCCTTCACTCCAAGAAGTTTCTCTAAACTCAAGAGAACATTACCTTCTTTAGATTTGGTCTGAAGTATCCGTCCGGCTTCATTACTTTACCTGCCTCGTCTTTGATCATTCTGCCATCAACAACTTTACTATTGTTTGATGCTCGAACTTCATTCCAACATGCTTCAATTGGTATGCCAAGAGTCGATGCAAGGCCGCTGAGAACCCATATAATATCACACACAGCATCGGCTACTTCAACGATATCTTTATTCGCGAATGCTTCCAGTAGCTCTTCATACTCCTCGGTGATCAGATTCATATAAAGTTGTTCTTGCTCTGTCGCGGCAAAAGCAGGAACAGTCTTGGTTGGTTGGTCGGCACTTCGCATAAATTTTTCTACGTCACTTTGTATATCCATCACTTCATCTCCACGCTAGCCATAATGTCAACCAGACATGCAGTAAGATTGATTTCTGGATCTGCTACGAAGGCTGCTTTGTATTGATAGTCAGCAATCAATAGTACCAAGTGTGGCACCTGCTTTACTTTGTCGATCAATGCATCATACACTTTACGATAAATGCCCTGCGGATCACTGTCAACGTTGTTGGCAACCCACTGGCGCATCTTCTTAAAGTCTTTATCTTTGAGACTGTCGATCAATCCCTTAGTGTTGATTTCAGCAAGGTTGCTTAGTATACCTTCATCGATGGTACCACCAACAGAGTATCGCTGAAGTTCATTAAGAACCCTACGGTAGTCGGGAAAGTATTTCTTGAGCAGTTCAGCAAGAACCTTATCTGAATATTTTACACCCTCTTCATCGAGGATAAACTTCATTCGCTTGTGAAAACGAGCAGCCATTTCTGGTCGTGCTGATCGATCAAGTTTGAAATCAATTACAGTGGTCCGACTGTGCAGTGGCTCAATGATTCGATTCTTGAAGTTGCATGTGAAAATGAACCGACAGTTCTTTGAGAACTCCTCAATGAAACCACGCAGAGCAGGCTGAGTTGAGTTGGGATTTAAGTAATCAGCCTCATCGAGAATGACCACTTTTGGCTTGTTCTCAAATGACATCGTGCTTGCAAAGTTCTTAATCTTGGTACGCAGGACATCGATACCAGACTCTTCGGAACCGTTAACAACAATGTAATCACATCCCAATTCATGACACAGGGCACGGGCAACCGTAGTCTTGCCCGTGCCCGCGGTGCCGCACAACAACATGTTTGGAATCTCGCCTGCTTTTACAAACTGCTTGAATACTTTTAGCTGCGAGTCGGGTAAGATACACTCGTCTAATGTTCGTGGGCGATATCGCTCAACGAATAAAAACTCTTTGTTTTCCATGATCACTCCATTCATAATATAATATATAGTTTAACTCATTACTGCTTTGGAGTCAACAGATTCAAACAAATCTAATTGCAGATTCCTCCCTGCTGGTGCTGGTACTGGGCTCTCAAGTATAACGTACTGTAGTAACTTGTCAGGAGAGGTTTCTCCATATGGATCATCTTCTGCATTATCACATTTACCAGGCTCGATCCAATATTTCTCAACAACACCATCATTGACTAACATGGCATATCTCCATGATCTCATACCAAATGACAGATTGTTCTTGTCAACCAACATTCCCATGTTGCGAGTAAATTCACCAGAACCGTCTGGAATAACTTTGATGTTCTTCACGCCAGCCCATTTGGACCACTGATTCATGACAAACGAATCATTCACTGACAGGCAGTAGATATCATCTATACCCGCTTCAATAAATTGGGAGTGCATTATTTCAAACGATGGCAACTGAAGTGCTGAACACGTTGGAGTAAATGCTCCGGGAAGTGCAAATAGAATTACTCGTCTGTCTTTAAATATTTGATCTGTAGTTAAGTCTTCCCATTTAAATGGATTATCATCCTTGATAGTCTCATCCCGAACTCGGGTTTTAAATGTCACGGTTGGTACTAGTGTACCCACGTCAAGCTCTTTCATATCAGCCCTACCCTATCTGAGAGTTAGGATCAAGAGCTAACCAATACTTTGTTTTGTCATTCGAAAGATACATAAACTTCTTCTTGCTGAGGACAGTAACATAGTTAGCAGAGATAACCTTGAAGTTCTCAATTGGTATTCGGCAGTCAAACTCGCCATCGAATTCACCAATATCTTGGGTGTATGTATTGCTGCGGGGAGTAGATGGATCACCAACGCTCATCTTGACCAGGCCATTCTTAGCAACTACACTCAACATAGGAGCAGAGATTACAGCCGCGGCACGTTTCATTGTGTCGATCATCGTAGCAGTCAAATTGAATTCGTAGTGGTTGTCTACCTCGATTGTCTTATCGGGAGCTGCAACTATGATTGACTTATCGGCATAGTAATATTTGAACTCACTTGTGTCCTTACTGATGGTAATGCAATCTTCACCGAAATCAACATCGGTATCTTCCATCATAGTCAGTAGGGCAAGCAGACTATTCAAGTCATAGATAGCAAACTCGCGGTCGAAGGTTTCTGTAACCTCAGCCCGGGAGAATATATTTACCCCAGTTGATATGGTCGATAGAACATTGCCCTTACGGACAAGAATATTGCTGTTGATTGAAGCAAAATTCTTCAGAACTTCCATCGTAGTTTTTGATATTTTCACAGGTCTTCCTCACAGTTAGAATCAGTACAATTATTATATAATAAAATAGGGGTGTTGTCAATAGTTAAACGGTAGTATATTTTTTATAACAAAAAAACCTAAACAGCGATGTGGAGTTACAATTGAGAGAGAGGTCACACACATCGCTGCTAGGTATCCTTGCGGATTCGGTTATAATTTTAAATATGGTATGCTGATGTATTATCAACTACTGGTATGCCCTCTGTCCGGTCAGCAGTGACACTCTCTCTTGTGTCGTGTACATGTAACTGGATAAGGGCATAGTGTAGCACTTTCATTAGGTCTTTGCGGTTGTAACCATCTTTGTTGCCATATCTCTGGGCATACTTCATGATGTTACCGATGCAAAATCCATCGCCATGACCGCTATCAATAATAAACTCGGTTGCCTGAAACTTATTTTTGGAATAGTGTTGACTATAAGTATCATCCACATAATCCAGTAAGTCTCGTATTGCATTGTCTTCGTTGTATCTATAGTCAATACTCATTAGAAAGGCACCTCTTCATCGGTAGCGACTTCTTCAGTCGGATCATCAGCTAGTGATACTTCGTCATCTACTTTGGTGTAGAGGTCCAAGAACGCTTGCTTTGTGTCAGTGTCGAATCGATTAACACACAACTCGATTGCTTTCATCTTGTCACCGAACACTGAGAACGCTTTAACGATGTGTTCTAGGCGGCGGGTAGAGATCAGTTCATCGATGGCACCCTCGTAGAAAGTCTTTCGGATCACTTCAGCCCATGTCACGAGATTGGTAGCAAAAGTCTCATCAACACAGTCAGCGACTCGCATCTTGCCAAGCACGATTCTCTTCTCTTGGGCAGCAGATGGATACTCTTGCTCAACTGTGATTGCGAATCTCTCTAAGAATGCTTCATCTAAAATCTGGGCACCCATAAACTTACCGTCATCAGATCCGCGACCTTTAGTATTCGCAGTTGCGATGATAGTAAACCCTGGAGCCGGGGAGATGATCTCACCAGTCTTCTTGTTGAAGTATGGCTTGCCTTCCATAATAGCTTGAAGACACATTAGCTTGTTAGAGCCTCGGTCAATCTCGTCTAATACAAGCACTGCACCGCGCTTCATTGCGGTAAGTACAGGACCCTCGCGGTAGACTACGTTGCCGTCGACAAGTGTATTGCCGCCAATCAGATCATCCTCATCCGTCTCGATGGAGATATTAACTCGCATTGCTTCGCGCTTCAATTTCGCGCAAACTTGCTCGACCATCATGGTCTTACCGTTGCCGGAGAGACCAGAGATGAAAGTGGGATAAAACATTTTCGACTTGATAATACGAATTAGGTCTTTGTGAAAACCGAATGGCACATAAGTACTGTCTGCAATTGGAATCAGATTATCAATAGTCACTGATAGTTTAGCCTGGGTTAAAACCCTCGCGGCCTCCGCCGGAAGGGCAGAAGTATTTTGTGATACGATTGTCACAATGGGTTTCTGCTTGGCAGTGGGTGGAGCATATGGTGCGGGCGCGCCCGAAACATCATATTGACCACGCGCTACAGCATAGTTGCCGACAATATAGCCGACCGCTGAACCCTGTTTAGCTAAACCGAGACCCTCGGCAACCACATTAATTTCTTTTCGTGTGAGTGTACTTCCAGCAGTATCAACTTCGCGCAGGGCACTCAACAATATATTCACATCACTCATAATCTGACCTCTCTCAAAAAGGATTGTTTAACTTATTTAACTTCTTACTCAATCTAGAATACTATTATCGCATACAAACGGGTAAATGTCAACCCTTTTTTTACGATAGTTTCATTTATTTTCATGTCTTAGGCAACCTTATCAATGAAGCGATTAAGAAACACTCGGCTGGCGCTGCGACCTTTAGCGAACTTCATAAATCCACGCTTTAGATCACCCTTGGAGTTGGACTTGACTTCCAGATCTGAAGTGTCGACCTCAAGCCCCTTGCCACCCATTATCATAAACATTGCATCGTATGCTGTTGCGCCGATAACTTCCATGAATCCCTCAGCTTTGAATATCTTATGGGCTGCAGTGAATCCTTCGTAGTCATATCGGTTAGTCGCTGTAAAGTATGCGTCACGGACATCAGAAGGTCTTCCAGAGACCAAATTGAAGCAGATCATGCGCGACCCAGTGGTATTTTTGTAGTGGGTCAGCAGAGCCAAGAAGTAATCTTGTGAAGAGATTCCGCAGCCCATTCTATATCCATGGCCGTATCTATCAGTGGTTACATACTTGGTAGAGACTGCGCCCTCCTTGATATATACTTCTGAAACTTTCTTGCCGTCGCGCTTGTATGTTATGTGATTGTAGTCGGTGCCCTCAAGAGGAGAAACATCTTCAACCATCAGGGCTTGATCAGTATTGTATCCGTCAGTCAGAATGATTGTGTTCAGAACTTCAATTCTGTTGCGCTCTTTGAATTTGTTCGCAACATCACGAGCAACTAAGATTGCAGAGGATAGAGGAGTAGCAGACAGGTGCATATAGCGGGGGATTGAACCTCGATCCTGCATGACAACCCCTGGCTCAGCTGGGTAGTTATATCCGCTTGCGTAACCCAACAGACTCTTAAATGATTTGGCGTACATTGGAGCAGACAACTCGGATGAGATTAATTGAAGCAAACGAAAAGAATCATCATCAATGAAAAACTCTCCATTTTTGAGACTCTGCGCTTCTTGTAAGGCTTTCCGTGGTTGACATCTCTCGGAATCTTGTGCATTACTGAATCCATAAACATCAAATGGTATACCAACTTTCTTACAGAAGGATACCTGAATCAATAACTGTTCAAGGACATTGGACATCTCGCGATGCATACTGCCTGACATATCGACTAGCATAAACATGCCGTGATTCTGACCATCTGGTGTGGTAGTAGTTGACAAGAAGAGATCATCCGACACCTTATATGCCCATAATTTCTTATCATTCAGTAAGCCGGTTTTGTTCTCGCGAGATTTCTTCAGTGAAGTTGCTTTGCGGCGCATTTCAAACTGCTGTACTAGTAGATTGATTGCAGACTTATTCCGATTCTGGAAGTTCTTGAACAGAGTGGATTCGATTTCAGCATTGCTTCCACTGGCAGCTTGTCTTGCATAGTATCCCGATTTTCCTTCATAATACTCAGGAACATAATTCCAAACTTCGTCAGCTTGCATAACAAACGCGGAAGAATCGATCTTAGGAAAGTTGCCGTTCAGAATTTCCAAATCGGACATTTCGACCAGATTTTCTTCATTATTTCGGAATGCAGTGTCAGTGAGTGACTCTGGTTCCGGGGTGCCTTCATCGATTTCATCAGATCCTGATTTGCTTTGATCTTGGCTGTCTGATTCAACATCATCCGCCTCGTCATCAGCATCTTCATCAGTCTCGCCGTCAGAACCCTGAGAATCTGCATTATCTTCTGCATCAGACTCTTCCGTTTCATCAGAATCTCCCATCGTGGAAGTCTCACCAGATTCGCTATCTTCATCACTGTAATCGTGTGCAGTATTATCAGTCAATTGATCTTGCATGGCTTTTTCGTCTTTACTGTACTCATATAAGTCAGTGGCAACCGAAACAACATCTTCCCATGTCTCACATAACTCGGTTCGATTGACTATATACATCTCAGTTTCATCAAACTTGATTCCAAGCATGTTTCCACACTTGAATCTGAGATTGATTCTATCAATTAGGGGAAGAGAATCTAGGTCACGTCCTTTTAGACCGAAGAAATCCTTGTCCATTAACTCTTTGTAACCTTTAGAAAAAGACTTTACAAGGCCCGGATATCGTAGTTTAACTTTCTTTTCGATTCGAGCGTCTTCAATAACATTAAGAAAAGACTTAAAGCCCTGACCCTTTTCGCACAAAGCATCGTGCCATCCCTCCAGAGGAGTTTCTAAACCGTGGCTGATTTCGTGTCCCACCAGCAAATCATAGAGATCCACCGACATTTCCTTCCACCTGGGAAGAATGACTTTTCGATTCTTAAGGTCAAACATCGCAGTAGAGACATTTTGATGTTCTACGCTAATGTCTTCAGTTGCCAACAACTTGGCTAGGATACTTTTTTGTGCTATTTGCATTGGGACAAACTCTCTTCTCTCATTTCAGAATACTATTATAGCAAGTATCTAATCAAAAGTCAAGCGATTTTGGTCGGTTTATGCAATTATTTTCGGTCTGTAATCCTCGGTTATTTGGCGGCTTTCTTTTTTAATTGTTTTTTCTTTGGTGCCTCGGCAACTTTCTTTTCTTCTTTGCGCTCTTTTTCAAGTATTATAGTCTTCTTTTTGAGTCTAGCGAAGACATCATCTGGTGCCAACCAGACATCTTTACCGTCTATCACCGCTTGGATCTCGGCTTTACTAAAGAAGTGTGCATAGATGTCGTGCATTAAGTTGCTGATCCAATCACTGTCGTGCAGTACCTGGGAAGCCATTTCATTGCCCTTACCCCACGCGGCACCAGAATATGTGTGCACCATAAACTGGCTGTGGCTTGATATCTCACACACATCTCCCTGTAGGAAGATCATGGTTGCAGCAGACATGCAGGCACCTTCAATCGAGGTGACAATAGTGGCAGATGTCTCCCTCATTGCGCGTATTAGTTGTATTGCGGTGTTGATTTGCCCACCATATGAATTGATGTGGATATAAATCACATCTTCTGCTGTTGCTGTTCGGAACAACTGATTCCATTCTATATAGTCATCTGGTCCTCTTATCTCATCATGTAGGTACAAGTCGTATGTCCGTGACATTGTACGCTCAAAAATCTTGGGATTAAGCAATGCATCTAATTTAAACTCGCTCATAGTATCGGGTAACCGCCTGTATTTTCTCGATTTGTTTATCAATGATAGCTGAACGATTCGGCCAGTGGATGTACTCTTTGTCGGGATTTTTCTTTAAGTTGGACAGGAGTGGAAGAATGAGGTCTTCTAAGTCCCTCAACTTACCTGATATATCTCCTTCCAATAAAGTCCGATGCTCTGTTAAAACACCAGCACTATCCATGTCCAAGATCCTGTTCTCGATGTCGTAAAGTTTTTTCATTACGTCATCAAGTGCGCCATCTGGAAGTTCGGCGGCGATTGGTGCTTGTGTGGTCGGCTGTGTCGACGGTATCTCTTCTACTGCGGTGAATCCAAAATCGAAATCAGACATTGTTCTTTACCTTATAATTCTGCGCTACGGCTCTGTTTGAATATCTCATATAACTCCTCTCTGTTTACCTAGTCTTTGGTTCTCCGATTGAATGCTTTTACTCTCTTATCCAACGACTTCATGGCTCTATCAAGTTTTAATCTAGATACGCGGTGCATGAAATTGTATCCCAACATATGATCGTATTCATGTAATGCGACTCGTGCGGCTAGACCAGTATACTTCTCGGTTTTTTCTTCTTGATTCTCATCGAAATATTTTAACGTACATTCAATGGGTCTCTTTATATTTAGACGTAGCCCAGGGACACTCAGACAGCCTTCTCGCATAACCTCGTGTTTATCACTAACTGAAATCAATTGAGGATTGAAACACACTCGGCTAAACTCTTCTCCGCTGGTTGGATTTCGTACACCTATTGACATGATTGCCATATCTAGTCCGACTTGATTTGCAGCTAGCCCCACGCCACCAAGTTCTATCATTTTGTTTGTTAGTTTAGTCGCCCATTTTTTAGCGTCTTCTTCTTCAAAGTTAAATGGCTCTGGTACCTTCTTCAGTATTGGAGTACCGATTGGTACCAAATTCATTTCATCACTCAAATGTTTCATATTATGTTTACCAAAAAGTTGTAGTGAATATCAGTTATGACATTACCGAATAGTTTTGTTTCTTTTCAAATTTAATGACACTCCGAAATTTATCAAACAGGATGTCTCCTTTATGGGAGATCACGAAAACATTCGCATCTTCTCCTATAGTGTTTAACAAAGACATGACATAATCTGTTCCGTTATTGTCCAATGAACTGTCGAACACCTCATCCAAAATGAGTAGATTTGTCGCGGCACTATTCTTCATCTTAGCGATAGTGCGCCAAGTGAATAGTAATGCCAAATCAATTCTCTGCTTCTCGCCTTCACTGAATGATGCATAACTAAACTTGTCTCTATGTCTAGATTTGATAGTCTCGTTGAACTTCTCATCCAAATCAAACTGAACAAAGAAGTCCATTGAGGCTAGGTACTTATTTACCAACGAGTTGATAGCAGGTAGATATTGGCGAATAATTCTAGTCTTGATGCCAGTGTCTTTCAGCAGTGATGCAGCCAGTTTTAAATAATGTCCCTCTTCATTCTTGACCGACTTATCATGTTCTTTTTCCACAACAACTTTCGCAAGTGCTTTCAGCTTATCTTTTTCTTCTGTGATGTCTGCGAGGTTTACCTTTGCATGTGATATCTCAGCATTCAGTTTTGTCTGATATTTCTGGTTGGTAATAATCTCGTTGTTTATATCTACCAGCTTCTCTGACAAATCAATAAATTTTTCTAGTGTGTCATTTAATTGGGTGAACTCACTTTCAATTTTTTGATTCGCGTCTTGTAGTTCACCAATTTTTCGTTGTCGTTCTGTTTTAATCCCTGATTTAAAGTCATGTGATATACCTTGCTTACATGTCGGGCAGTCATCATGACTCTCATAAAAATCCAACTCTTTTTTTACTTTTGTGATTTGGGTATTAAATTGGTCTCTGTATCCTTGGAGCTTTTTGATTCTCTCTTTAGGATTTCCCAGTTGATCCTTCTCGCTGCTTGCTGTCGTTGCCTGTTGCTCAAATTTCTTAATCGCATCCTCGATTGCATCTATCTGTTCTTGCATGTCCGCTATTTTAATTTCTTTATCGTTCTCCAGAGTTTGCACATACTTGTTCTGGAGAATGGCTTTGGACTTGCTTACTTCAACGTCGGTTTCGATGTCTCTTATCGTATCTTTCAGTTTATTTATTTTTTCTTTGAGTACGACATTCATCACGGTAAATATTTGGATGTCTAGAATGTCCTCGATGATCTCCCTTCGACTGCCAAGGGGCAACTGCATGAACGGCGTGAAAGAGGCACTGCCGAGTATGACAATCTGAGTAAATGATTTATAGTTCAGCTTCAGAATGGCTTCTTCAAGATACTTTTGCATATCTCTCAGTGCGGCATCTTGGTCTATCATCTTGCCGTTACAATAAATCTCAAAAAAGTTTGGTTTGATACCGCGCTTAATCTCATACTCGTTGGTGCCAACCGAGAAGGTAATCTCTACCTCTAGGGATTTACCGTTGACCGCGTTTACTAGCTGAGGCTTATTGATACTTCTGAACGGCTTATTAAACAAAACAAAACACAGCGCATCAAGCATGGTAGATTTGCCACTGCCATTATCGCCAACAATTAAGGTACTGGTACTACGGGTAAAATCAATCTCCGTGAACGCATTGCCCGTTGATAGTAGATTCTTCCATTTTAATGTTTTAAATGTAATCAAACTATTATGCCTCCGATTGAGCTTCTACATATAGTGTCCGTAGCACCGACTTCAATTTGTCTCGATCTAGGTCCGTTGCAACATTGTCCACATAATCATTGAGTAAGGTCATTGTGTCTTCTAGGTTCACCTCAACTTCACCAACTGCATCATCCTCAAACTCTGAGAAATCTTCGAGTATTTTAAGTTCAATCAAATTGCATTGGTACAAGTTGTCGATGAATGCATCAAAATATGCAAAGTCATTCTTGCTTACAACTATAACCTTTACACAGGAATTATTAATAGAAGAATAATCGAAATCATCAAGTAAACTTCTAAAACTTGGATCGGTATCATCGAAATGAAACTTATGAAAGATTGTATATGGGTTCTGCAAAAATTCAACAGAGTGATCGTATGTGTCATAGATATTAAATCCTCTAGGATCTTCATAATCGGACCATGTAATTTCATATGGATTTCCAAGATATAATATATTGTCCGTTCTACTGCGATGATGGTAATGCCCACTACAAACTAATTCAAACCGACTGAAAGGAGAGATGTCTGAGCCATGATCGTTCGTAACGCCCTTGTACATTTGAAAGCCACTGAACTCAAAATGGCCGAAGACAGCCTCTGCATCAGTCTCTTTAAGTACGCGCATCGTATCGTCATAATTCTCACTACATATCCAAGGAACGAAAAGAATCTTTCTTTCATCAAAAGTGAGTTCGGTCACCTCAGGATAGATCGTAACATTATCATACTGGGCCAGCAATAATTCAGGAGAGTTTACTTTATTGGTATTCTTAAAGTATGTATCATGATTGCCAGGGATCATATGAATATCTATGCCCAGTGCCTCTGCTTTGTCAAAGAAGTATGACTTGCAACTCTGCAAGGTATTATAGTTGATAAACTTTCTGCGGTCAAATACATCACCGAGATGGAGTATCGTCTTAATTTGTCGTTCTACCAGTGTTGGGAAAAAGAACTCGTCATAGAACTTTCTAAAGAACCCATCAAACTGTATCGAGTCACCCCTCGCACCGAAGTGGGTGTCATTTATCGTAGCTATTTTAATTTTGCAATACCTTTAGTAGTGTTCTAGCTTGACTCTTAGCATCATCAAGAGCATGGTGGCTTACATCATCTTCCTGCGCTCTGATCTGAGCGTTGCTGATACCCATGAGGTTCATCACTGTCCTAAAACACATAACGTCCCAGTGCTTCCATGGGATCTTAACATCGGTGCGTGTCATGGCTTCTTCGAGTATTGTGATGTCAAACGAGGCACCGTTGCCCCATGGTTGTACTCGTGTATTGCCAATCCAATCACAAAATTTCTGTAGTGCTTCTGTTACAGGGATCGGGTCGACCATAAGTGCTTGCAATGCTTCGGGCTTTTGCTTCTGCCACCAGGCGATTGTGTTCTTGTCGATGTGTAGCCCGGCATCTTTGCATGTCTTGGCATCCACGTTAATATAAAATTCATCAAAGATACCGTCTTGTATATTGAATTTTACAGCGCCAATAGAGAGTATGGTTGCGTGGGCTCTAGTAGATAGAGTCTCAAGGTCAATCATAAGGTGTGTTTGGGTGGGCTTCATCTTTATATTTCTCCAGTTATAGATACCATTATATCACGGATATACATGCCTGTCAAGTACTTTCTAAATTTCCTTGAGTGCTTCGATCTTCTCTTTTGCCAGTGCTAATGCCTCTTTATCGTCAAGATATTTAGGGCGGCGCTTGGGGATCTTTGACTTCTCGCTGGCAAACTCTGCTTCGTGTTTGTTTGATTCATCGATTTTCTTCCGCATGTAATCAAGGAACTCTGTTGCGTGGATATCGTTTCCGTGATCTTGTGCGAGTATTTCAGAGAATTCCAGATTCTGGATATATCTCATCTTGGTACTCTGATACTTCTTCTCTTTCTGAATCCTACGAATAAATGCATAGTAGGTAATCTGCGTAAAGTACGCAAACGGATTGGATGATTTGGCGGGGTCAAAGTTGTCCATATATGTTATGCAGTTTTCGATGCCATCTAAAATCATCTCATCCCGAAATGTATAGTTGACAAAGTTTGCTTTGTATGCCAAATGATTTGCAATCTTAACAAAACATTCTCCAATGTAATCAGGAACTCTGGGTTTTGGGAGCTCGTTTTCTTCTACTGACTTCCATTCAATTACGAGGTCACGATGAGCAGATATGTTTAATAAAAACTCTTTATTGTTTACATAGTGTCTATTGGTACTGGCTTCTGCTTTTTTCACATTATTTCTCCATTATTTTTAAAAAGGTATTGACATTCCTGTGGATGTGTGTATAATAGGGTGTGTCCCTTTAAGAAAGAATACTAATTAATCTTATTATCTTTAACTGCTTTTAAGTATTCTAGTATATCATATGACTCATCTAATTGTTTGACATTCTCTGAGAAGAAAATCCGGCGAACAATTCTTCGATAATCTTCTAAGTATTTCTTACTGATAGGAGTCACATTTACAATCTGTTCACATCTAACAAAGAACTCAGTTTCATCTGAAAAAGGAATCCAGGGAACTAGAGAAAAGGATTCCATAATACCCGAATCAGTATCAGAATAATCTCTGTCTATTTTAAGGGGAGTAATCAGTCGCAATCGATTATCAGATTGTTCTTCCATACCGGCTACCAATTGCAGAGAATCAGTAAAAGTTATAACATTTACGGGTAAGTCATTCATCTATTTTCATCTTCACTATTTTATAATTAAAAGATTCTTCATTGTAAATCTTGATCCTTTCCATCATATGATTTAGGGTAAAGTTCTTCTTTGATTTCCAAGATAAATCATCTCCAAGATCAAACAAATTACAGACTGTCTTCTGCCCACCTCGTCTAAGCCCTCTACCAATTGACTGTAGATTTCTAATTCGACTCTTACTCGGTGAAGCAAATACAACATTATGCAAGTTTCTTATGTTTATTCCAGTAGAAAAAGTACCATATGAAGCAACTATTATAGCATCATTTTCTTCCTCTGTCAAGCGGCGAATCTCTTCTCGATGCTCTGTATCTGTACCGCCATGTACATAGAATACCTTGCGCCCCTTGACAACATGATTTTTTATCATATCATACAGTACCGCGCCATGCTTCTCAACATACTGATATAGGACCAGGGTGTTGCCCTTCTGGGCAACTGTGAGATTTGTGATCAATTTATTTCGTAATGGATTTCTCACAATCCAATCTATCTCTTCCTGATATGGCATCTTAGAGACTAGCTTCCTGTTCGCATCAGTATATTCCAAGAGCATACACACGATTTTTAATTCGGCTAGTTGTTTGTCATCCATCAGCTTCTTAGTGGACGTGACTTGATTGACTCTGCCAAACACCCCCTCAAGAACCAGGCGGTGAGTTTTGCTTCCATCTAATGTACCAGTCGTGCCTATGCGATAAGGTGCCGTAGTGCATTTGTCCATTATAGTAGTCAGCGACTTAGCTTTGAAGTTGTGCGCTTCATCACCGTAGATCACATCGAACTGCCCAAACCACACACCAGGGAACTTGTAGATCGACTGCCACGTGGAGATGATAACATCTTTGTCGTTGGTCTTTTCTTTACCACTGTAGATTCGATGACAGTGTTCATCCACGTCCCATTTATTGGCTGAAGAATAATCACCAAAGTCACCATACATTTGCTCAACTAGTGAAGTCGTGGGCACAATGAGTAATTGCTTTCTGCCATGAAGTTGATGATATCGAATCAACATATACAACATGAGAGATTTGCCACTAGCGGTGGGCGACAACAACAGGCTTCTGCCCTTCGATATTGCATGATTAACTGCTTCTATCTGATACTCCCTGGCTTCGATTGGCTTGTTCTGACTGTGCAGATCCAGATGCTTTGCGAATTTCTGTACCGCCTCTATTGTACTGTCTTCACCGAGGTCTTCCATCTCCAGCTTTGTTCTGTACTCTAGCTGTTCAGCAAACTCCAAAAGATAGTCTAGGAGACCAATGTACAATTCCCTCGTGTACATATTGAATAGTCTTGCCTTGCCATCCCAATATCTAGATTTATAGCTCGGCATAAATTTAGCACCAGGAACATCGAATGTGAAGTGGTCCACAATCTCCTTTGCGGTAGAAGGATCCGTGTCCACTATTAAGTGAACTTCATCCTTTTTGGTGATCGTAATCAAACTCATTTACATAAGACCATTTGTGAACTTGGACCATTCTATATGGTTTTTGAT